CAGAAGGTTGGTGCCACGCACAAGCAGTGGATGACTCGCCGTGATGCCAAGGTTCGTGATGTTCATAAGTCGCTTGAGGGCAAGCGAGTTGAGTTGACGGAGAACTTTGTTGGAAAGAATTTGGGGATGTTGCGGTTCCCCGGTGATCCGCTTGCCCCTCCGGCATTGACGATGAATTGTCGTTGCCGACTTCGTTTTACTGATTGATCTTTTCAGTAAATTAGGTTCCTGTTACCCTAGCGTCGGCTAGTGGTAAGTATCATTGGTATGTTCGACCAATGAGGTGAAACATGCCAACCGCACTTGCCCATGCCACTGAATTCAAAGCGATTTCGGGTCAAATCAACGTTGACGAGGCCGAAGGAATCGTGGAATGTTTTGTTTCCGGTGTCGGAAACAAGGACAGCGTCGGCGACATTGTCCTGCCCGGTGCTTTTACTGAAAGTCTGAAGCGTCGTAAGCCGCGCGTTGTTTGGGGCCACGATTGGAACCACCCGATTGGCAAAGTGCTGGAGATTTACGAGGTCGGACCTCAGGATCGTCGTTTGCCCGCCAAGATGAAGTCTGCTGGCATTGGTGGTTTGTTCGCCAAGGTTCAGTTCAACTTGAAGTCTGAGAAGGGCCGCGAGGCGTTCAACAACGTGGCGTTTTATGGTGAAGAGCAGGAGTGGTCAATCGGTTACAAGACGCTGGATGCCATCTATGACAATCAGCGTCAAGCTAATTTGCTGCGGGAAGTTGAACTTTACGAAGTTTCGCCAGTGCTTCATGGGGCGAATCAACTTACTGGTACCATTTCTATTAAGGCGGACTCTAAAGAGGACGACGAAGTCACATCTTTTGGCAAAAGCAAATGGAAGATGTTTGATCGGAAGTTTGCTGCACGAATCAAAGAGGACTATCCGGAGATTTGGGCAAAAGGCGGGAACATCAAGGGCAACGCCCAGTACAGCATCCTCACCAAAATCGCCGAAGGGGGTGGCACGGCGACCACCCAGGATCAGATCAACGCCCTCGAATTGCGCGAGGCGTGGGTGGCCCGGCACGCGGGAGACTTTCGACTTCCCGGCGTCATCGCACAGATCAAGTGGCTGGCGGTGGGCAGCAGGGGCGAGGACTACATGAAGAACGTGGTCCGCGAGGCGATTGACAAAGTTGAGGAACGCAAGAAAAAGGGACTGTTTGATCCCGAGGACAACTTTGATCCCAGTGCCGATCTAGACGAGCTACCGTCCGAGGACGACGAAGAGTCCAAGGGGTACGCCGGCACCGGAATGTGGCGCTCACTCCTCGTTGCGCTCACCGAGCGCTTTGGCGGACCCGTCAAGATTCGTGAGATCCGTCAGGGTCGTGTTGTGTTTGATCGTCAGCACGACGGTCGGCCCATGTCAATGCGCGTGGCCTTCCGTTTTATTGACGGCGAGTGGCTGTTCGGCGAGCCGGAGCAGGTTGCGGTTCGTACTATCTATTCCGTTGTTGAGGACGGCGACGAGGAGGGCGGTTTTGAAGGCCCAACTCCGATGATGCCAATGGCTGACGAGGAAGAGAAGGATTGTGGTTGCGGATGCGGAGGCAAAGGTCGTGCCGCTGATGCGTCAGATCCGCTTGCTCGCATTCGTGAACTCATGAAGTCGGTTGCTGACGACGAGATTCAAGAAAAAGTTGGCCGTGTCATCTCGTCAAGCAACTTGGAAAAGTTGCAGCAGGCGATGGAAATTCTTCAAGAGGTGATCGCTGCCGGTGGACGGGCTGAGATTGAGATGAAGGAGAATGAGACCCTTGAGGTGCAGGCTCCGATGGAGAAACTGTTTGATCTCAAGTCTCATATTGATCCTGTGCTTGAGCATTACGGCGCGGAAACCGAGGTCACCGAGCGTGGCATCTTCGTCAAATCAGTAAATGAAGATTTCCACTTCTTTGAGAGCGCTCTGCGTAATGCGGTGTCTTCGTTCTCCACGAAGTAACTGTTCCGCCACAATGTCTACACGTTAGATAAACTGGAAGAATCAGAATGGACGACGAAAAGTCCCTAGAAAAAGTCACAAACAAGTACCTGTGTATGGCTACCGGACAGAAACGGATGGAGCCATGTGACGGGTGCGCCAATCCAAAAGGCTGTTTGTCGCGCGGCATGCAGTACAAGGAGACGGAAGAGATGGATCAGCAGGAAGAGAAAGCAATCCTCAAGGTGAGCGCTGACGGTGACGTCGTCTCCTGCGCCAAGGGACTTGATGCAAAAGAATGTGGCTTCAAGGGCGGCAAAGTTTGCGGCGCTTGTGGCGCTATGGCTGTCACCTCAAAGATGGACGGCGTTATGGCCGAAGAAGTTGAGGACGACGAAGAGGACATGTCCGAGGACATGGACAAGAAAAAGAAGAAGGCCGCAATGGTCTCCGGTTCTGCCGAACTGGGAACCGATGAGGACGAGGACGATGAGTCCGACGAGTCCGACGAAGAGATGTCCATGAAGAAAAAGGCTGCTCCGAAGAAGGCAATGATGCCTGAGGGCGACATGCCCGAGGAAGAAATGCCTGAGGCTGACATGCCTGAGGAAGAGGAAGAGGACGAGGACGAAGAAGAGATGGCGGAGCCGAAGGGTTACGGCATGATGAAGCCGAATCCCGACAGCCGTCGTCGTGCGCTCCAGATGGCCGGTGGCAAGAAGGCCGCCGACATGGATCTTGACGACTCGTTCCTGTGCCAGTTCAGCCGCAAGGTGCTCTCGAACTCCACGCCGGTCTGTGAGAACTGCCCCGGTGGATGCATGGCTGAGGGTGAGCTCGTCGGCATTGCTGACGTTGAGGGCATGGCTCTTGACATGTTCGGTGGAAAAGTGCTCGCCTCTGGCTACACCGGCACCGAGGAGGATGACTTCGGCAACCTGTTCGTGGTGGACATTCTCTCCAAGGACGGTCACGCCATTGAGATCATCGCTGACGGCGACACCGGCGAGTTGATGAACTTCCATCGCTTGAACACCGAGAACCTTGACATTGAGATGTCGCAGAAGTCGCTTGAGGATCAGGACGATTTCGCTCCTCGGTACGTGGACATCAAGACCGCCGAGGCGATTGCCATGGGTGTCATTGAGAATGAGATCGGCACAAAGGGTGAGACCCAGCAGGCTGACTCCGACATCTTTGAGGGCTACGACTCGTGGGTGTTTGAGATCAACGCTGTGAGCGGAAAGTCGTACGACGTGTTTGTCGGTTTGGACGGAACCGTTCTCGGCTACGACGAGTACGACTCGGCCGAGGCTGAGGACATTGAGGCCGAGGCCGCCGAATTGGCGGTGAAGCGCGCCTACTCGGAAGATGAGCGTGAGGCCCTTGGCAAGCGTGGGCAGGCTCTCCCTGATGGTTCGTTCCCGATCAAGGATGTTGAGGATCTGAAGAACGCCATTCAGGCGTTTGGCCGTGCCAAGGACAAGGACAAGGCCAAGGCTCACATCATGAAGAGGGCCATGGATCTTGGCAAGGAAGATCTGATCCCTGAGAACTGGGTTCCGAAGAAGGTTCAGGATGAGGCTGCGGGCGAGAAGTCCGAGGAGTCTCAGCTCATGAAGGATCTGATGGAGTTCCAGATGATGGCCGCTGAACAGGATCTTGACGGCCTGATCTGATTTTCGCTCGCAACTGGGCGTAAATAAAAGGAAGTGTTGCTGTGGATGCTCATCATGCTGCTTTGCGCATAGATCGCCGCAGTGACTGGGCATCTGGTGTTCGGTCGGCGGCGTTCCGTGAAGATCATCGAATTGATGTCGTTCCGCACAACGCCACGTACGAAGGTAAAGGCGAGACGCATGTTCGCCGCGTGACGTTTGATCGGTACGACGGTGATTATGTCGGCTGGCTTCGTGCCAAGTTTGCCGACTCTCGCATGCGTCTTTATCAGCGTATTGGTGCCGGCATTGAAAACGATTGTGGATGCGGATGATGGAAGAAAAAGCACCAAAACCAGCGGCAGTTGAAACTCTGCTTGACCTTCCTCAGGAACGGATCACTGGTGACATCCTTCGAGGCTACGGTCCTCGCCGAGGAAATCTTGAGCGACTGTTGCGTTATTGGCGCCCAATTATGCGTAAGCCGGGCGGGTTCCGTCGGTGCAGAGTGATTCTTGCCGATCATCCCGAGTTGTACCCGCTGGAAAGACTGTGTGCGTGGCTTCATCACGAGACGACCGGTTTGTGGCCGAACGAGGGCTGTCATCATCCGGGCATGAGGAACTGTAGGGGTAAGCCTCGCAAGGGCCGTCGTGGATCACTATGGACTGACAAAGATTGGGAGCGTCGTCTTGCTCGCCGTTTCCGGCGTGGCAAAAAAGATGGGATGGGTGGCGTTGTTGAGAATTACGTCGTCACTCAGTCCGATTGGGATCACGCCCAGAAAGTGTTGTCAGATTTCGTAGAGATGGAATCTGATTTCGTGAAGTACATCAATAATGGTGAGAACTGGATTCACGAAGGTCAGGACGAAAACGGCAACTGGGTGGAGCATGGCCGAGCCAAAGGTTCTGGGGATTGCGGCTGTGGCTGCTGAAATCCGCCGCATCCGAACGGTTTTTTTTCGTCATGTAAAATCCGTTGAGGATACGGTTCCTACGAATCTTTTTTATGAGCCACTTGACGGTTCTGACGAATTGCTTCGCTATAAGGGGATGCTTTATCGCTCTGGTGTGTTGAAGCGTGGCGAGCAGAAGGTGGTTGGTGTTATCGGTTCGGGTAGTCGTGCGGGTCAGGCTGCGCAGGCCGCTGGCTCTATTGCTCTTCCGGGAAACATCAGTCCTGCCCGTAGTCCTGTGCGTTCCGGTATTGCTCGAGCCTTGACTCCGGGCGGTGGAAGTGGTCGTGGTTCTGCTGGGATTCCCGGCAAGCCGGAGCGTGGCTGGCGTTGCCCTGAGGGCTTCCAGTTTGGTGGACGTTTTACCGACGAGAATTTTTCCACGTGTGGCAAACAGTTGTTTGACATTCCGTCTTTGCGTGAAACCATCGGGCAGGCCGTTTACCGAACGCGAGGGTATCGGTCTGTCGGTGAGCAAGTTGAGGGACAGAGATCTCAAGCCCGCACTTTGAGTGCAAGCAGTGAAAAGCCGAGTGACGACATCATGGTTCGGCGTGCGGCGAACGTTCCCGTGGTTGGCGATCGGGATAACAAGAAAAGGACCGCAGCGGCTGAGGATGCTGTTGAGGC